CGCAATCGTCGCCGCGTCCATCCCCGCAGCCGCCGCCCACGCAATCATCTGCTCCCCGTTGAACGACGCGGGCAAATCCGCCCTCGTCTTCCCGACCGCCGCGCATGCCGCGTCGACCGTCGCCCAGAAGTCCGCCTTGATCGCCTCGAACCGCTCCGCAAGTTCATTCACCGCGCCGACGGCTTTCGGAAACGCCGACCGCACTGCCTGACGGTGCGCCTCCCACACAAAGTCGTCCCGCAGCTCCGCCTGCATCTCCTGCGATCCGTAGAAAAACTTCCGGATCGCCGCATAGCTCGCCAGCGCAAACGCCTCCGCATCCGCAAGGTTCTGACCGCTGAACGGAACCGGAACCTCGAAGTATCTGTAGATCGTCCCGCCCCCGCGCTCTTCCCGACGCACGAACGCCGGATAGTAAACCGTCATCCCCTCCCTGCGCAGCCCCGGCGCGCCCTCCGATTCCGTCTCCGCAAAAAACTCCGGATGAAAACCCGCCGGAAGCTCTGTAATGATATCCATCTCATGTCTCCTTTTCTTAGTTTTTGAAAATCAGCACGCCAGACGCCCGCCGCAGTACTTCAGCGTAACGCTCCGCTCCCCGAGCAGATAAACGCACCCCATCCCCGCCGCTCCTCCGGCGGACTGCTGACCGCCGCGGTAGATCACGCGCGCCCCTGTCGCCGTGTCGTTGTACACGTTGTCGCACAGATACGTCGTGCTCGAGCCCCCGGACGCGTTCAGCGGCAGAAACGTCTTCGGGTCAAATCCCTGAATGAATCCGCTCCCCGCCGGAAACACGTGCGCAACCCACGCCGCCGCGTCCCCCGTGTAGCCGGTTGACGGAAACACGCCCGTCGTCTCTCCTGCCGTCATCGCGGAATCGAACAGCCCGTACTTCCCCGTCGCCTGCGTGAACCAGTACCCGGAGGGCAATTTCTGGAACCCGTCCTCAAAATACGCCAACGCCCCGAACGGGTCCTCGATCCCCCGCCAGCTCCATTGCACAATCTTCTTCTCCGGCGTCAGCCCGGACAGCCACGCGGTAATGTCCGCGTCAGCCCCGCTCACATCCGCCATGCAGCTCCCCGTCGCGTTCCCGTACCACCGCGTCCGACCCGTTTCACGAAGCGCCGCATACGAAAACGACGAAACATTCGTGAACCCCGGCGACAGCGTCTGCGTGTCGAAACTCCCCGCGTCGATCGCCATCATCAGCACCGCCCACTGACCGAACAGGCAGTTCACGTTCGTCCCGCCGTTGTTCGCCGCGTGACCCGCGCGGTACTGCGCAAGCGTCGCCCCCGAGTGAGGCTTGTACATCGGCAGCGACCGGAACCGCATTCCATTGGAATACGCCGCCGCTTCCGTCAGCCCCGCCGTCGAAACCGGAGTCCCCGCGGCATTGCAGAGCACGCTCCGGAACGCCCCCACATACTGAACACGCGCCGTCGACCCGTCCGGTGAAACATAAAAGAACGGGTGAATCGCCGACCCGGGAAACGCCTTGTCGCTCACCAGATACCGGTGATGAACATGCCCGCCCGCGTCCGTGTAGGTGTCCATCCGCCAGTGCGTGATCGGAATCTCCACCATAATGTCCCCGTCCGCTCCCGTCATGTCCGCGTCGTTCCCGTTCTCGCGCAGATTGGAATTGCTCGCATTCAGATAATACGACACCACCCGGTTCGCCGGATCGGATACCACGCAGCGTTTGAAATTGTGCGCCGGCATCTGCGCGAAACTGTCGACCTCCGTAACGAACGATCCCATGCAGACAACCCGCTTGCACGCCTGACTTGCCGTCGCAATCGAAGTGTCGTGATCGATCCCGTAAACGTATCCGCCCATCAGATCGGAGGGGTAAAGCTCCACCCCGCCCGCCGTCGCTCCGTCTCCGAAAATGATCTTCCGGTTGTCCCTGTCGTAAAAAATCTCCCCGGCGACCGGCGTCGCCGTCGCCCTCTGCTCCGCCGTCGCTTTCGGTAAAATCAGCTTTGACATGCTTGTCTCCTTTTCTTAGTTTTTGATAATCCACTGCACTGCAAAGTTCATCGGCGTCACGTGTTCGCTCCGCCCGTAAACCGCGCTCTTCACCAGCTGCCCCGCCTTCTCCCTGTCGATCAGGTCCGACTGCCGGATCATGTACTCGTCCGTTCCCGTCGTGTCCGTCACCGCGTACCCGTCGCTCCCGTAAACGGCCTCGTCCATCCGGGGCGCGGCTTTCACGTTCGCGCGCACGTTCGGATTGTCCATCCGCAGCGCAAGATCGACGTCCGGCAGCCCCTCCGCCTGCTCCGCGCCGATCTCCCCGGAGAGCTCCCCGAGATACCCGCGAAGAAAACGCCCCCGGAAGTCCGGCAAGTTGAACGTCGTGCTCCCGTCTCCGTCCCCGTAGGTCACCCCGATCGCCGCAAACAGCTCCGGATGCTCCCCCCTGGACACCTCATGCCCGTCGCAGACGAACCACCCGGCGGGAACCGTTCCGCTCCCCGCGAACGCCGTCACGCACCCCGCGGGCATCCGCGCTTCCGACACCGCCGAGTTCCGCGCGCTTTCGACTTCCGTCTTCTTCGCAAAGCCCGGATGCGCCGATCCGTCCGCATTGTGCGCCGCCAGCGCCGCCGTCAGACCGATCAGTGTCTCCGTGTCGGTCCAGTCCTCGTAATTGATATACATTCCTTCGAGCGTCCCCCACTCCCCGAACACCAGATGCGCCCGGTTGAGAGACGAATCGTCGTACATCCGGGCGACCTCTCCGCGCATGCTCCCGGTTTCCGCCTCCGACTTCCCCGCCTTTGCCGCCGCCTCGGCTGCCGTCAGCTTCGAGAGATACGCCTCGTCCGCCGAACTTTTCGCCTTCGCCGCGTCGGCCTTCGCCGTCGCCGCTCCGCTCCGCGCCTCCTTCGCCCACCGCTCCGCATTCTCAGACAATTCCAGAAACCACGAATATATCGTCTCGTCCGTCTCCGTGCGCGTCGGCGGAAGAACCATCGAACGCGCAAGACGCGACTGAAGCTGCTGGCAGATCATCGTCAACTTGTCCAGCGCTCCCTCCAGAACCTCCGGAAGAAACGCCGTGTTGTTCTGCAAATCCACCTCCTGCGTCGTCGGAACATTACGTTCCACCGCAACCGCGCTCCCCGCGGCGGGCGCAGCGGCAAACACCACCGATCCCCCGTTCTCCAGCAGACGCACCGTGTACCCGCTCTCAACAGGCAAATCGTCCTTGTAAACCCTCAGATGCTCCGCCTCCTCCACTCGGAATTCAAATGGAAACTCCACTTGAACCCCGTCGCATGCGAACGGTCCCGCCGTCGCCCTTTGACTCGCCAACGTCATTCTCTTCTCCTTCCCCTTGCAGGTTTCACGGCGTTGTCAAACTCTTCCAGTATCTCCGGAAGCTCCCCGCCGTTGTTCTCATAAACTCTCTTCGCCTTCCTGTAAATCGTGATCACAGGAACCTGAAACGCATTCCCCAGCGCGTCCGACCACAGCCACAGACTGCGCCCCGGGTTCCCGTCCGCCAGAGCTCCCGCTCCCGAAAACACCGATTCGCCGATCTCCTCAAGAGCTCCCAGAGCCCCCGCATCGAACAACGCGCCCGAATAGCTCCTTTTCCCGCCGTAGAAACGGTCAATCGCCATCGTCGTTCCCTTGTTCACTATGTCACGCACAAACGGCATTCCGCTGAACGGCGACGAAATCACCTCACGCATAAACGCCTTGCTCGCGCGGAGCCTCGATTCCTCGTCATCCCCGCTTGCCGCGCCCCCGGCGATAAGCCAGCGCGCCATCCCCGCAAGAAGCGCGGGTATGACCAGATTCGACAGCAGCGCCCCCGCCGCTTCCGGAACCGTCAGCTCCCCGTGTACCGTCCGCCCCGCCGTCCTGTACAAAGTGTTGTAAAGCGCTCCCGCCGATGTAATGAACGGGGAAAGCATTCTCCCCCACCTGCTCAGCTGAACCGGCGTCAGGTCAAGCGTCCGCGCAGCACCCTGCGTCCGCGCCACAAAGTCGTCCGCCTCCGCAAGCGCCTTCGATTCCGCCTCCGGAAGCTCCTTGCCCTCCTTCAGCAAATCCGCAATCACTCTCCGGTACTTCGCATCCCACGCGACAGAAGCCACAAGCGCGTCCAGTCCGCGCATCGCAAAATACCCCGCCCGCGCAAAACCGCGCTGAACCTTCTTCCCCTTTCCGTCCGTAAACTCGTTCACCGACCCGCGCAGGTCAATGTCGTAGTACTCCGCACGGTGACGCATCATCGCCGATTTCGCCTTTACCGACTCGACAAATGCCATCGGCCCGCGGCTCATCTCAAACAGAGAATCCAGATAATACCCCCCGACCTCCTCAAGACCCGCCGTCGCCGACGTCGCCTGCATCAGAACCGTACTCGGATTCCCCATCAGCGCCGTGCTCGTCAGGGTCATGCGCGCCCAGCGCTCAACCCCCTCGCCGAGCCCTTCCGTTCCCGCTTCCGGATTCGCCATGTTCTTCAGCAGTGCAACCAGCATCTTGTAGTACTCAAACGACTGCGTCGTCCCGAACGCCGTCTCGTAACGCCCGTCACGAACCACGCTCAGCACCTCCCGCAGCGGCATCCGCATCGCCGCATACTGCGCCGTCTCGTGAATATGCACCAGCGGAACCGTCAGCGAAAGCTTCACCGGATCGCTCACCTTCGCACTCTCCGCGCGTCTGTGAAGACTCGATACGTCTCTGTGCAGTCTCCGCAGCGACATCCCGATCTGCTCCTGCGTCTTCTGGCTGTAGTGTGTGTACCGCAGAGGATAGTACCCCCCGCGCACCGTCAGCGTCTTCCCGTCCGAACTCTGAACCTCAAACTCCTCCGCCTCCACCATCTTCAAATGGAAGTGGTTCTCCTCAAGAAACGTCTCCCCCGCCGCTTCCTGCAGCTCCCCGGAAAGAGAGTCCCATATCTCTTGAACCTGTTTCCACTGCCCCTCCGAAAGGCTCGACGCTATCTTCGCCAACTCCTCATCCGTCCAGCCGTACCCCTCCGTCAGACGCTTCCGGTTCAGCTCGTTACCCATGTTCAGACACGCCGCAATCACCATCTCCGGAGTCCAGCTGCTGTAACCGTGGAGACGCGACGTCTCCGTCAGATCAAGACGCACCCGCGGAATCCGGATCGACTTCTGCTCCTTCGCCAGCTCCTTCAGCGCTCTTCCGCAGCGGCTCAATGCACCCGACTCCAATTCAATCTCCCGCGTCGCCGCGTCCTTCAGAAGGTTCCGCAACGCCGTGTTCGGCCCGTTCGCCCTGTACCCGTCCGCCCGCTCAAGGAACGTCGCCAGATTCTCCCCGCAATGGAAAAAGCCCCTCGCAAACGATCCCAGGCGCGCCGACAGCCCCTTGTCCTGCTTGTCCGTGTACTTCGCCCTCTGACACGAAAGCTCCGCCACGCACGCTTCCACCCGTTCGTTCGCACGCTGCGCAAAGCTCCCCTTCGCATCCTTCACCAGCTCGCGCCCCTCGCCGTACAGAAAACGCGCAAAGTCCGAAAGCTCCGCAAACGCCCCGTAGCTGATATCCTGATATCTCCTCGGAACATCCTCAAAATACGCGTCCGGCCACAGAGACCCCCCTCCGGAATCCTGATCCGCCATCGCCGTTGCCTGGCGTCTCCAGTTCGGTTTCCCGTTCTCCACCGCGTCCGCACGCTTCCCCGAAAAACCGAACATGAACGCAAGCTCCTTCAGCGCCTCGTGGTGCGTCCCGTACAGCCGCCCCCGCTTCGCCTGAACCGCACGGCGCAGAAGACGACGCGTCTTGTCAACCTCGCGCTTCGCGTCCGACTTCTCCTTCAGCACAATCAGACCCTTCCGCACCTGCGTCGCCTGATACAGCGCCTCCGTGAACTCCTTCTTCCCGATCGACTCCACCAGCTTCCGGTTGAACGTCCGCAGAGCATTGATCTGTTTCGTGTCACGCTCCACTTGCGAAACCGGCATCCGCGCAATCTCTTCCGCCGCCATCCGCTTCATCTCCGCACGCTCCTGCAAACGCTCCGCTCGTCCGCTCTTCTCCCGCAGAAGTTTGATCAGTCCGTCAAGCAGATCAAGTGTCCCCTTCGTGCTCAACGCCTCTTCGTCCAGACCTAAATCCTGCTGAAACTTCGCCTCCGTCGCATTCACCTGCTCCTTCACAAAATCCTCCGGTGATTGCGCATTCAGCAAATCCTGAACTAGCGACTGCGGCGACGAATACCCGTAACGCTCCGCAAACGCCGGAACATCCGACCCCTTCTTCGACTTCCCGCTCGCAAGTCCGAGCTTCCGCAGCGCCGACGCGTTCTCCGCCCCGATCGTCGGGTCCAGCTCAAGCGTCCGGTAATCCAGCGGCTCCTTCCGCGCGCCGTCCCATGCCTTGTAAACAGGAATCTCGTCCTTCGCCGCCTCCGCGGACTCCTTCCATTTCCTCCGGAGCCCCGGAAGAAGTTTCCGCTTCCGGCGCTCCAGAGCCTCTTCCGCCTGCGCGTCCGCCACATTCACAAGCCGCACAAAGTCCGCCGTCTCCTTGTCCGTGATCCCCGTCAAGCCCGCAAACGTTCCCTTCAGCTCCGCCAGCGCTTCACGCAGCGGCGATTCCCGATCCAGCGTCGCATCCGTCGCAAACATGCTTGCAAACGTCCGCTCAATCTCCTCATCCCACTCAAAGCCGAACTGCGACGCAAAGTTCCTGCACCAGCGGTAAATCGCTTTCAGATAACGCTTCAATGTCCGGAACGCCGCCGAGACCCCCGCCGTCGGCGGTTCCCCGTTCTGTATGTAGTACTCGAACGCCCGCGCGAATTTCTCCTCACGCTCAATCTCGCGCTCACGCGTCCCCTCTTTCTCCTGGTACGTCTGGCGATCCAGCCACTTGTTGATGGAATCCTGTTCTCCCCGCAGCTGCTCGCTCGCAAGAAAATTCCCCTCCGCATCCTTCATCTCACACAGAGCTTCCATCAGCGCTTTCAGCCAATGCGCCGATTCATGACACAGCGTCGAAACATTCGCTTTCCCCTTCACAAGCTCAATCACCGCCTGAAAACTCTCCGCAAATTTCTCCCCCGGTGTGAACGAGCCGCGTATCTCACTTGAATTTCCGAAAAGCTGGTGTATAGTATCCTCATAGCGGTTCTCTAACGATAGATCGGTCTTCGACCGTGAGATAGTCGATTGGACCGCCTTTTTTGTAGCTTTCTCGCCTAAGGTGCTGTGGAACGTGACAAGTGTTTCCTTTCCCCCATCAACAGCAGTAACCAGCCGATATCCGTAACTCTGTCCTTCCGGAGTCAAAGTGTAGACGGCATTTCCTTCACCCTGACGGCGTTTGCGCCTGCCGATCTTCGGAGACTTCTCAAACTTGCGCTCGCCAATCTCATGCGCCATCGGCAGATACTTTGCCAGCTCCTCAAGCGTAACTCCGCCCGTGGACGCTTTCCCTGTCTCCACCAGGTGCTTCGCAATCGCATGCTGTCCACCCCCGTCAAATGGAACCGCAATCGTTCCCCGTTTCGTCCGGATCGCGCCGTTGCCGTCACCCAGAAGAACCTTCAGAACCGGATCGTCCTGAAGCCCCTTTTCCTCCGCGATCCGGCGCAGCAGTCCACGCAGTCCGGGAGAAACCTGCGCCGCCTGAGGCAGCGTGCGCTTTAATCTTGCCTTGTACGCTTCCGCCCTCCGGAGAATCCGGTTCGTCGTCTCCCGCGATACTCCGACCTCACGTGCAATCGCCGCCCCGTTATATTCGCCGGTCGCTGTTTTGTACTCATCCCGCCCCATGCAGGCGACAACTTTTTGCTCCAGCGGACTCAAGCCCGCAAACCATTCCCGGATTTCCTGATCCAGCTCCTTTGAGCTCAGCTCTTGCAGCGGTGTCCCCTGGCTGTCAGCAACAAAGTCAGCCCGCGTCGCCGTGTCCCCGTCTTTCCCGCTGACCTCCTCATCCAAAGAAGTGAAGCCGTCCTGACGCTTTCTCTCCTTCGCCAGATAGGTGGACAGCCCGTTTTTCATGTACGCGCTTGCAAGCGTGGCCAGCGACGCTCCCTTGCTCTCGTCGTGCGCCTTGATCGCTCTGCCGATTTCCGCCCAGAGAACATCTTCAAGTACACTCTCGTCAAAGGAATAATTCGGATACGCGCGCAGGACTTTGGAAACCCGGACCTTCACCGCCTTCTCATACCTGGCATATTCGCCGTTTTCCAGCAGATACGCTTTCGCATCCGACGCGTTTTGCAGCCGTTCGCGCTCTTTTTCCTCGCGCTTCAGACGGTCCGCTTCCTCCTTCTCTTCCTTCTCGCGCCAGCGGCGATCCGCCGCGCTTTCACTCCGCGCTTTCTCCGTCTTCTGCTCCGCTTCGGGCTCTGTCTTCTGTTCGACTTCCGCCTTCGCTTCGGGCTCTGTCTTTTGCTCCGCTTCGGGCTTCTGCCCCCCGCGACGGACCCCCGCAACACGCGCCGCCGTCCGCGCACGCGCAGTCCCGACCTCCACTTTCGACGGTGTGATCGTCCGCTCCAGAAGCGCGTCAATCGCGCGTTCCACTTCCTCCGTTCCCGTCGTCAGATTGTCCGCAAGATGCTCCGCCGCAAAACTCAACACTTCGACAAACGGGCGGATCGAGCTGCTCGAAAGCCCCGCCGCCTTCGCCCCAGTAAAAACCGACATCAGTTTCTGCTTCAGCTTCTCACGGTCACTGCGGTGCTCCCGGAGCGCGTCCAGAAGCTCCTGACCCCCGTCGCGCGCCAGCGCCTCCTTCAGACTCATCCCCCACGACTGCACCATTCCGAGAAGACGGTCTCCCGCCTCGCGGTCTTTCGGGCTCTTCGCCTGCTCCGCAATCAGACGCGACTGCGACACCGGCACAAGTCTCCCCTTGTCCTCCGCTTCCGCAATCGCCTCCTCCGTAATTCCCACGCGTCCCGCCATATCCGGATCGCTCTGATAGAACGTCCGCGCATCCTCCGGATCAACTCCGAACTCACGCGTATTCATCCGCTCGTAAAATTCCCGCGCTTGTTCCGGCGAACGATGTTCCATTGGAACCTCCGCCGCCGCATTCACCATCGCGTCATGGTCGTCCTTCAGCTTCGCAAAATCCCGGTAACGCTGAATCTGATACGGTATCCGGATCACTTTGTGACCGTTCGTCATCACCGCCGTGGAAATCAGGATCGTCGCCGCCTCTTCCCCGCTCTCCACTATGCTCTCACGGTTCATGTTCAGAACCTCAATTCCCGTCATCTGATAGCCCAGCGTCTCCGCCCGCTCAAGCGCATTGTTCCAGAACTCTTCCATCGCCTCCGACGCCCAGCCGCTCAGGGGAACCCCGTCACGAAGAGAGCGCAGAAGCATGCCCCCTTTCGCCGGATCGCGGCTCACTCTGTTCGCGAATTCCTGAACAATCCGGTTCCTCCATTTCTTTGGAACCAGCTTCGATAAAGCCCCGTCAAGCGGAAGCACCTCTCCGCCCCATTCCGAAACTCGCTCCGTATAGTCCCGCAGAACCGTCCGCCCGATCAGCGTGAACAGCTCGTCAACCTGCGCCTCCGGAACATACGTCTTCACACCGTTTCCGTCCATTGCGTAAACAGGTCCGCCCTCCCACTCATTCAGCGCCTGCGCCGCATCCTTCGGAAGCATCAGCGGCGTCCGCCGCAGTTCCCCCGTCAGCACATCCTTCGACGCACTCCCCAGCGCCTTCCAGCCTTTCGACGATCCCAGCGCTTTCACAAAGCTTCCGAGCCCGTCGATCCCCTGCTGTTTCATCGAAAACTTGATCGCATTCTTCAGCCCCAGCCGGACTCCGTGTTTCGCAACCGTCGCCATCCCGCCCGTAAGCCCGAACTCAATCATGTAGGGAATGCACATCGCAATCGCGTTCGCCACATTTCCCGTCATCGTCAATCCGCGGATCGCCTCCGACTGCTCCGAAAGATACGTCAGCAGTTCCAGCTGATCCTCAATCGGGCTGTTCCCGTCAATCTGCGCCAGCTCCTCCGGACTCTTCGTATACCCGAACAGACGCCTCCCGTACTTCGCAATGTCTCTCCATCCGAGCACGTTCAGCGCCTCTGCGTAATCCACGGATTCCATGCCGCCCTTCCGCAGCGTCGGAAGCTCAATGTCCGAAAGGTCAACCCCGCGCTCACGCGAAATCTGATTCAGCTTCCGCGTAAGATCGGCGTCCCCCATCTCCCTCCAGCTCGCACCCATCCGCATGTTCAGCTCGTTCAGCAGCGCAATACGCTTCTTGAAATGCGCAACAGCCTGACCGACAAGGTACTTCTTTCCCTCATCCGTCAAGCCCCCCATTTCCACGTTGAACGGGTCAAACTTCGCCTCTTTCCGGATCAGACGCATCCCGCGCTCAATCACCTTCCGCTCCTCGGGTCCGCACGTCTCCAGATATGATACAGGTGCATTCTCCACTCGACCGTCCTTCACAAATCTCCCCGACGGCAGAAGGCGGTATCCCTGCGTCGTCATCTCAATCCGTTTCGGATATGGAACCCCGTTCTTCTCGTAACTCGCCTGAATCTCCTTCATCCGCTCTTCGTGGCTCATGTTCGCCCAGCGCGCCGCGCGAACCCACGCATCCAGCTGCGGAAGCTGGTCTCGGTATGTCGCCACCCGCGACGGATTCCCGATGATGATCTTCTGAAAATCCGAACTCAGCTCCTTCGCCGAAAGAACCTCCATCTCGCTGTTGTCCATGTCCATGAACATCTGCGGCGACGCCAGAAGCCCCTTCGCCTGCGCCTTCCGCGCCTTGTCAATCGCAATCGTCGCCTGCTCCGCGTTGTCGTCATATAAATTCAGAAACGCCGTCGCCGTGCTCTCCCGCTGCGCCTCCTGAACCGACTTCGAAAGGTCCGCTCCACTTCCCACAGAAATGCTCGGCATCTCACCCATGAACTCCGCAACGTTCTCCTCCTTCGTGTAGTCCTCCGGAGAATAGCCCGTCGTTTTCTTCGCCTCTTCAAAAAGTCCGTCGCTCATCTGATTCCTCCCCGTGCTCCGACATTCATGATATACCGACGGGCGTGTTCCCGATTCTTCGCCAAATCATCATCCATCTCCTGCTGCGCCTTTGCCTCCGCCGCTTTCACTTTCGCGTCCGACTCCTTCGTCCGGTAATACGTCTTTCCACGGTACTTGAACTCAGCTTCACCCTTTGCAGTACCCGCATCCACCGAACCCGGCGCACGGTTCGTCCGCTTGAGTTCCTCTTCGTCTTCCCAGATTCTCCGCGGACGAAGCTCAAGACGAATCCCGTTCAGAACTTTCTCGAATTCCGCAATCTGCTCCGGACTCTGCGCCAGATCGCAGAACGCACCGTATGTCACATCCGTCGTATAGCTCCCGTCCTCACTCACCGCCTTGCCCAGAAACTCCGGAAGCTTCACCGTCCGCATTCCGCCCCACCACGAGGGCTCGCTCGCATTCTTCGCCTGAAGCAGTTTCGTGATCGTCCGCCGGACTGCAAGCAAATCCTCTTTGTTCAGCTTCCCTTCACGCGCACGCTGCGCACGCTCCACGTCCATCCCCAGAACCTTCTGAACTTCAAGCACCAGCTCCGGCGCGAGCGCATTCACCGACTGACCCGTGAAGTAAACTTTTCCCTTCCCCTCATCAACCGTAAAGTCGCAAAGCCCGTTCAGAACCGACGACACCTGTTCCGAGGCAATATTCATCGGGAACCCGTCCTGAAAATTCTTGATCTGCTGAAGCTCGTCCGCCGTAAAGTCGCAAAGCGCTATCGCCCGGCTCAGCTGCTTCCGGTCCGTGGAGTCAAAACGCAGATTCGGATTGCTCTCCCCCGCCCGGTTCAAATCAATCTTCGTCCCCGTCGCCATCGCGCTCGCTATCTCCACTACCTTCGCCTGACGCGACGCTTTCGCCGCCGGAAGATTCCGCTTCCGGATATGCGCTTCCGACATCTTCCGCGCCGCCGTCCGCATCAGCTCATCCTTGATATAGCTCTCCGGCAACCCTTGAATCTTCTCAACCAGGCGACCCTCGTTTCCCGCCGCAAACAGGTTCACTCCCGTCCCGTTGTAGTCCGAAAACTCATCAATAATCTGTTCCCGTGCCGCCTTTTCCCATGCCCGCGACTGCGCCCGTGACTGGTTGATCTGGTAATACAGCGCGTCGTACTTCTTCTGCTCAATCCCCGTCTCGTCTTTCCGCGCTTTCGCAAGCTGTTCCTTCAGCATCTCCTGCGCTTTCACTTCCATCACGGGTGACCACAGCTGTCCGCCAAATGATTTCTTATCCGTCTGCGCATAGTCCGCAACCGCCGCGCTCCAATCCCGGCTCGCATCCAGCGACGCGTTCAGACGCGTCCGCGCCCTTTGAACTTCCGTGGACAACGCCTCAAACGCACGCTCCGAAAGCGCATTCGCCCCTTTCGCCCGCGGATCATGTTTCGCCACATACTCCTCCGCCCCGCGAACATCTCCCCATTTCAGCAGATTCGTCACGCGCTCCTGACGCGCCAGATCAATCGAATTCTGCCTGCTCTGCTCAAACTGTAAATTCTCCTTCAGCAGTCTCTCCCGCATGTCCGCGAGTTTCACCCCGCGCCCGTCCGGAGATATCCCATGAACAATCCCGTCCTTCACCGGATAGCGCTGACCCCCGAGCGCAACAAAACCCCTCTCCGCATTCTTGTCGAACGTCGCAATCGCCTCACGGTCAATCACCCCGTTCGTCAGCTCATACGCCTTCCGCTGCGATTCCAAAAGCGTCTCTATCTCGCGCTCGTTCCCTGTCGTCCCGTGAAGCGCCGCGCTGTTCTTCTGATTTTGCGTCTCAAGCTGAATCGTCGCCGACTTCACCTTTCCGCGCGCCGTGTTCACCACATGCGACATCCGCGTCGTCTGATTCTCTTTCGCATAAAGCTGGAATCTCTGCGACGGACGTGCTCCGTATGCCGACAGCCTCTCCAGCTGTCTCTGCTCCGCCGATTCGAATATCCGGCGGGCTCTCTCCCCCGCATCCGCCGCAGAGATTCCTTCCAGATTGTTCACTTCGCTGTCAAGACGCGTCTGCACCTCCTGATTGTAGTCCGCCCGCGCCTGTGCCAGCGCAAGCTCCTGACCCTCTTCTCCGAGGCGCACAGCCCCGTTGAAGATGCTCTCCATATCCGAACCGAAATTCTTCAAACTCTTTGCGAGCCCCCCGAGTGTATCCGGCATCCCCGGGTGCCGCGTCGTAACCCGCGCCTCTCTCGGCGACCCGAACACACTCTGCATCGGCGTCTCTATCCTTGCCATTCTCCGTCTCCTTTATCATTCCGCGTGCGCTTCTGCGACACTCCCTTGCCGCTTCGCGGCAAGGAGCCTGCAAAACTTCTCCCCGTGAACCCCATACGGTTCCGGTTCCCCGATCGTGAATCCGATCATCTTCAGCCACCGCAGCGACTTCTCATACCGCGCGTCGCACCAGTTCGTCAGCACCGGATAACGCGTCAGAAAATCCCGCACAATCTCACGCCCGCCGCGCACCATCGCCATCGGGACCCGGTCGCAGACTTCCGTCCCGAGCGCCCAGATCGCCGCTTCATCGCGGAACAAAGACCCGCTCGCCCCGAACAGCATCATCGGCTCCCCGTCAAGAAGTCCCGTATAGCACTCGTCGCTCCCGTAAAAGGACTGCATTACCGCGTCAACTCCGCGGAGCCCCAGCGCTTCCGCCTCCAGACGGTCCGCTTCCCGCAGACGTTCTCCCACATACCGCGCGTCCTCCGCCGTCGCCTCCCGTATCGTGATCCGCTTATCCATCATTCCTCCATTATCTTGCACGCCACTGAAGTTGTGTCAGCGCCGCGCTGAAAAATCTAAGCCCGCAAGGGCGCTCTTTATCAATAGCGGCGTCAGCCCGCTTCAACAGTGGCGTCAGCCACTCACCCCTTTCGAGGCGCTTCGCGCCGACACTTGCCGAGCGGCGAATGCCGCGACACTTTCAAGCCCGTCAGGGCGCCACTTGCCGAGGCGCTTCAGCGCCGACACTTCAGCCTGCTGGAGCAAACTTCGACAGCCCCGTCGCCACATTGAATGTCGTCTTCGCCGTGCTCCCGACCGTCTCGATCATCCCGCCGAGAAGCGACGTCGTCTTCTGCTGCGCATACCCCGCCGCCTGCGCTCGGTAAAGCGCCGCTGAATTCGAGTCGTTCACCCCCTGAACTTTCGACTGCCACGACGCGCTCGCCGTATCGTAATTCAGATTCTTCAAATCCAGATCGTAAGCGTTCGCAAGGTCCGCTTCATGCTCTGCGGAACTTCCCGACCCCAGAACAACTCCGTTCGCCGCATATCCCGCTCGACCGCTTCCCAGCCTCTGCTGCGCCTCCCGCAGCAACGCCGCGCGCTTCTGATTCGCCGCAAGCTCGATGTTCTCCGCTCTCCGGTACGCCAGCTTCGCATTGCTCTCCGCAACCTCCGCCTGATATTCCGCCTGCTTCTTCTGATTCTCCGCATTCTGCACAGCGGACACCGTACTCACAATTCCACCCGCAAGCGCTCCGCCGATCGCCGCAACTCCCGCGGCAACCACTGTCGTTCCGATCACCCCCGCCGCAATCGACGTCTCTGCGATCGTAACTCCCCCTCCCGCCGCAACCGAAACCCCTAAAGCTGTAAAAAAGCACATTTTCCCTTCTCCTCTGTTTATCCCCGCGTGCGCGTCCGCGCCGCTTATCCCTCTCGCGTGCCGGCGTCAGCCGCCGCGCTGAAGTCATGCGCCCTCAGGCGCTCAACAGCGGCTCCAGCCGCTCGGCCCTTTCGAGGCGGCTTCGCCGCCGACACTTGCCGAGCGGCGTTCAGCCGCGACACTTTCAAGCCCGCATCGCGGGCGGGTCATCCTACGCTGACTGCTGTCATCAAAGAAAGCACGGTCATCGGCAGCGGGTCCTCCTGCTTGAACACAATCGTCGCCTCTTCGCGATGCTTCCCCGGCAATACCAGATTCACTTCCCCCGAATAGAGCCCCGGCGCTTTCCCCCACTTCTCCGGAGGAGGAAACTTCACCTCCGTCAAATGCTCCTCGTCCGGACCCGCTTTCAGACCGCGCGTCTCCCGCACAAGAAATGTGACGTATGGAACATTCTTCTTCAGCCCGACCGTCACTCCCTCCGGCGTCGTCACCTCCGGGTCCAGCGTCTCGACAAGCGTCTCATATCCGAGCCCGATCGCAATCTTCCCGGCGGGCGAGGGCAGTTCCGCCGTTCCGGTTTCCGACACCCGCAAGCCCCGGATCACCGACCCGTCCGCAAGCGCCGCAACCTCGCATCCCGCAAGGTGTTCAAGCCCCGTAATGTGCGAAATCGGATGCTCCGCGTCGTCATACGAAAGCCCGCAGTCCACGAAAAAACTCTCTTCTATCGCGTCCCCGTATTCCCGCCGCTTCTGATACTCCAGGAAATACCGCCCGCCGCGGTTCACCAGGAAATACACATTGTCGTGCTCTCCCTCGCGAATCGACGTCACCGATATGAACTTCGCTCCCGAACTCTCATGGGAACTCCATGCCCATATCTCCTGCTCTTTCATGTACGTGAACGTCAGCAGCCGCCCGCTCTCAAGACATATCCAGATCGTGCTCCACGGACTTTGCTGGTACGCCCAGTCCCTCACCGGACTGTCAATCAGATTCTCCGCAAGTACCGAAACATCCGTCCCCGTGTACCCGTCATCCGTCAGCTGGTACTTCAAATCACGGATCACTTTTCCCGAATTCTCCGCAAACACGATGCTCGTTCCCGATACAATCGGCGGAACGTCGCTGCTCCCCCAGTAGCTTTGCAGATTGAATGTGATCGTCGTCGGCGTCACCGCATCGCTGTTCTTCCCCGCCGACACTTGGAACTCCGCCCCGCTCGTCAGCATCAGAACATCCCGCAACGGGATGAAATGGCGTATCTCGTTCATCTGCTTGGAATCAACCGTCGCCGTGATCGCGCTGTCGTCCCGCAGAGGATTGCTCACCGCCATCGAATCAAAAGCCCCCGTCTCCGAAAGCCACACGGTTTGCGGTTCCAGATTGCTGCGCCCGAACACAAGCCTCTGCTGGTATATCCCCACCGCGCCCGGATAGCTGTTCACCTTGTCCGGCGGATTCCCCAGCAGATGTTTCTTCGAATCTGAAAGCTCGACGTTTCCCTTCGATCCGTCATCCGGTTTCGAAACACTCACGTACTTCCATTCCCCTTCCGTCGAATAACGGAAGTAGACATTGTACGCTTCCCCGTGCTCCACCGTTTCCCACTCAACCTTCGCGCTCTCCTTCGTCACAGCCGCTGTCACCGCCGCGCTCGCAACGGATTCCGTGCCGGAGGAATTCAGCGCGGAAACCCGAACTTCCAGAGTCGCGCTCCCCGAACTCCCCGTAACCGTCACGCCCGACGGCTTCTCCGGCGGGTTGAACGGATCGCGGTTCTCCTTCGGTCCGGTTCCGCTGTCCCCCTCAATACAGTTGTCTGTAAAAGAATTCGTATCCGCGGAGCCCAGCCAGGCGAAATACCCGCGCTCATCCTTGTAAACCTCGTAGTGATCCGCGCCCTCGACCGCATCCCACGTCAGCTTCACACGCGCCCCCGAAGGCCATGTCGAAAGCGTCGAAGCCTCCACAGATTCCGACGGCATCCCTTCCACCTGACGGCTGTTCACCGCCGATACCTTGTAGCTGCAACTCGTCTTCACATAGGTCCCCGAGCTGTCATTGAAGCCCGTCGCCGTCGCCTTCAACCCCGTCGGCGTCGCAATGTCCGGGAAAAAATCAATCTTCGAAAATTCCCACAGATGATTCGCACGTCTCACCAGCTTCATCGGCGGGTGCGACGGGTGCGCAAGAAACATCGTATCCGCCGACTGTGCAAATTTGACCTTCCACACCTCATCCGGTGCATAGGGCGTTTCAATCTCCGCAATCTCTCCAGACGGAGTGCATACCGCGCCGCCGTCCTTGTAAATCCGCATCTTCGCGAAGTCCCCCGTCTCCGGCTTGAAAAACAGAAGAACATACGTCTGTGTCACCGAATAAGTGAACGGAATCAGACATCCCGCCCCCGCAACCTCATCAATAAAATATGTCCCCGGACGGTTCGATATCCCGCCGTGCGCATGAACAATCCCGTTCACGATCCGCTTGCATCCGGACCCGTATTTCTGCAAATCCGTTCGCGCATGCACTCCGGGTGACATCACCCCCGCCGTAAAATTGTTCTGATACTTCTTAGCAATCGCCATAAATACGCGCCTCCACATACGGATTCTCCCGGAGCTCCTCCCGCTCCTCCCGCGCAGACTGCGTCGCCGCCTGCGTCACCTTCGTCGCGTAAACATTCATGTAATTCGCCATCAGCTCGCTCGACCCCTTCACCGGCATCGCAAGCTCCGACGCCAGCTTGTAGCTGAACGCCTCAATAAACTTGTCGTCAAACAGCGACGGGTCCTCCACATCCGATACGTACTCAAGAATCGCTTCCTCCGCATCCGTGTAGAGAACTCCGCCGCGAACCGTGAACCGGGCTCCGTTTCCCTCGAAGTCCGGCTCTTCGCTTCTCCTCAAACGGATCACCCGGAGACAATCCGCCGGAAGGGAATAGGCAAAGCGGAAATCTATCACCTTCTCCGACAGCCGCGCAAGGCGCACAGTCACAATTGAAAAGTTCCACGTGTAATCCCGCAGCGTCGCACGACGTGCCGGATCGTAGAACACCTTCGCCATATTAGCGGGTACTGTCCCCTCGCTCAAACTCTGTATCGGACTCTCCCCCAGCCGGGCGAGAGCTATGTTGATGATTTCCACTTTGCCCGTCATTTTCTCTCCTCTTTCCGAGCCGCTAAATCCCCGCGTGCCGGCGTCAGCCGCCGCGCTGAAGTTGCGTGCGCGTCCGCGCCGCTTATCCCTCTCGCGTGCCGGCGTCAGCCGCCGCGCTGAAATCATGCGCCCTCAGGCGCTCAACAGCGGCTCCAGCCGCTCGGCCCTTTCGAGGCGGCTTCGCCGCCGACACTTTCAAGCCCGCATCGCGGGCGCCACTTGCCGAGGCGGCATCCGCCGCCGACACTCTCCGCGCCCAGCGCGGAGCAGCTCCTTCCATTTCAAAGAGCTCCCCCGCGCGGACGTAATGCGTCCCGACACATCCGTCTGTCATTGCAACATACTGCACTGTGCCGAACCCCGCATCAAAGGTCTTTGCTCGCAAACGCCGTCACATTGCCCGCAGTGCCGGTCCCGGCAATCGTGTAGGCAAGACGGATATAGCGCTTGAAGCCCTTCGGACACCGCACGCAGAACACCTCCGCCCCCCTCGTCAGATCGGCAACGGGAATCGCCCCGCTCTGAACCAGCGTCGTGTAGGTGCTCTTGTCCTCCGATGTCTGTACCGCAATCGTAAGACTCGTCGCCCCCGCAAAAGCGGTTGTCACAATCCCGTGAATCGTCAGCTCCTGACCGACCGCATCCCCCGCGGCGCCAAGATCAAGTACAGTCGAATTGCCCGACGCCTTGACCTCCTGGTCATCCGAGAACATCAAATCTTTGTCGATAATCATCTCTCAATCCCTCCCTCAGGAAATTTTCGCTTCGCTCGTCAGCAGGGTCTCCTGCTCACGGATCGGAATGCCGCGGAAATGAAGCACAGGCTTGCCGCAGACGTCCACGTAGCCGAGAAGAAGATTGCTCTTCGCCTGGCACTGGAGGTCGAGGAGTGTAATCAGCTCCTTGCGCATGTAGATCGCCGTGCGGGTCATTGCGGACTTCTTCGGCAGTTTGTACACCGCCTTTGTAAGCGCGGTCAGAACGTTCACGGCGGAGTTGTTGTTTGCAACCGCGTCGGAAATGTCAACGTTCGCAATGCGGACCGCCGAACGCCAGTCGCGGACCACAAGTCCCGCGTCCCAGGAATAGTGCGTGCGGTGCGCTTCAAACTGATTGCCGTCCGCATCCTTCACTGTCTGAACGCCCTTGTAGTTCTCCGAAAGACCCGCTTTCGAGCCCTGCGGATAAATGCCGCAGACACTGTCCGGTCCCCACTGGATAAGCCAGATCGAGGTGTTGTCGGAACCCTGTCCGCCCCCGTCAATGACGTTCGTCTCTGTCGCGGTGGTGCCAATCTTCTGGTAATAATTCCCGAGTCCGACCGGCTCCTGCGGAACAGACGGATCACCATAGAAAAACACTCGCGCAATCTCCTGACCGAAGCCCTCGACAAACGCATTGTTCTCGGACGCAAGGAAGTTCGCCGCTCCCTCCTGGCCGCCGTTGCGGCGCGCAAGCTCAACCTGCTTCGCGTCAACCTCGGAATAAATCTCCAGCATGCCGCAATGCGCTTTGATCTGCTTCGTGGTGCTCTTCCCGTTCGGAACTCCGCTGTTCAGCATGCGCCACGTCGGTGTCGGAATCCCCGTTCGGATCGTGGTCACGTGTGTCACCCCGCTGTTGCATTCCACCCACGGAATGTCATCCAGAATCGGATTCGATTTGTTCATGATTTCCACAATGTTGGAAATCTTCGCGTCGCCGCTGCGTCGCGCGACGTCCATCAAGGTAGGATAGTTCAGCATCCTCTCTCCCCTTTCTCTTGTTGTTTATACATTCGGAAAACGAAGCAGATTGATGTTCTGCTCCGCCCGCTCCCCTTTGCCCCGCGGAAGACTGTCTTCACCGACAAGGCGACCGACCTTCGCAAAAACTTTCCAGAGCGCCGGATGATCGCTCATCCACGAATCCTCGAAAAGCTCCTTCTCGTCCTTGTCCGTCAGCACTGCGCGCATTCCGCGCTGCACAAGCCCGCGCTCATTCGCAAAGTCCGGACGCTGACGGATCGCCGCCCGCCACTCCTTCCTTCGCGCCGCAAGCGCATTCAGCCCCGCCGCCTTCTCATCCGTCATGCGCCGGGTGAAATAGTCCACCAGCTCCTGCGCATGACTCTGCGAAAGATTCATCCCCTTCAGCATCGAGCTCACTTTCTCGAACTCTTCCCCCTCAAGGGCAAATCCCTCCGGAAGTTTGAAGGGCTCGTACTTCTCCGGCGCACCCGGGTCCTTCTCCGCCTCTTCTCCCCCGTCCGGAGTCATCAGCGGTTTATCCGCCGATTCCCCCTCCGCAGTCTCATTCCCCTGCGGCTTCCCCTCGGAAACCGCTTCGGGATTCAGCATCGGTTCATCCTGCGCGTCGCTCGTTACGGTGTTGTCCGCTGCAACTTCGGCTCCCGATTCACTGTTCTCCATTTTCATTCTCCTCCGTTAAATATCTCGTGTTCTGCTCCATCAGCAGATTGTACTCGTTCTCCGCCTTCACCACCAGCTCCGGCGACACCCGCTTCGCATCCGCAAGAAGGCGTTTCCCGATCTCCTGTTTCGCCAGAAGACAGTATGCCGACGCATTCAGCGCAAAGCTCTCTTCGAATACCTTGCAGTCTTCCGCAATGATCCGCCAGAGCAGCACGCGCGTCAGCGGATTCTCAAGCATCGAAAGCAGCGCCGTCCGGTAATGCTGCTGACTGGGACTCTCCCTCATCATAGCAGAGCCCCTCCGAGACCGCCCGTCAGAATCCGCTCGACGTCCGCCGGATTCACGTCGCTCATCAGCTTCGCCGAATTCGCCAGGGGTTCCGCAACTGCAGCCCCCTGCGCGAGTTCCTGCTGCTTCTTGTCCGCCGCAACCGCTTTCTCGTAGTCCTCGTCGGTGTTGAATATCCCCGAACGGACCCCGATCATGTTGTTGTACTCCTTGAACGCCTTCAGCGGATTCAGCGCATGGCGGAGCTCCGGATACACGCTTACCATGCTTCCCAGAAACGCCACACTCTGCTCAATCCGGCTCACCCCGACCGCCTTCTGCGCCTGCGACAGAATCGAGACGTATTCGATCTCCGTCTCCCCGAGATCGATTCCCTCCGGCGGGGGAGGGATCATCCCGGCATCCGTCGCCAGACGGAACGTCCGCGCAATCAGCGGGTCCAGCAGTTCGTAATGTATCCGCTCAAGAACCGGTCCCAGCATCAGAAGCTTCTCCTCATGACGCTCCGCCACTTCCCGCGCCGTCATCTGCGGATTGTCCTGCGTCAGAAGCGCGAGAAACAGACTGTTGTACAGTCCGTCCTTGATATCGTTCACCACCTTGTCAATCTTCAGCTGAAGCTGCTGAACATTCGTCTGAACCGCCACGAGCGGCGCAACCGCGCACTCGTTCATGTTCGAAACCACATTCAACCCGCCCGGCTGCATGTTCAGCCCGCGACGCTCCAGTTCCGGCGGAATCCGCATCGGAGGCGTGACCCCCTTCGCGATCCCCTTCAGCGCGTCCGATTCCATCTTCTGCACCATCTTCACGTCGCCGATGATGTCACGCGTCGGCGGAACCCCGTAAACGTCCGTGTCGATCGCATCCCAGCGCGGCGTCATCACCGGATAGGAATGGTAATGCGAGACACGCAGAAAATCTTCACCGCCATCGTTTCCCGACGCGAGAAAATGAACGCTCCCGATCTCCTCGCCGTCCTTCACCGGAAGCCCGTATGCCTCCGGATGCTTCAAGATCGCGTTCACCGTCTCGAACCGCTTCTCGTATCCGCGGCTCTCAAGCGCCGAACGCACACGCTCCGGCAGATGCTCACGCCCGTAGTTCAGCTCCAGCTGACGCGCCGTCAGGAACTCAACATAGTAGAACGCATCAACCTCAAACCACTGGTCTGTGGACAAGTAGTAGGTTCCGGTCGTGAACGGGCGGCAGAAAATCACTTTCTCCGGATGACTCATCACCGACATTGCCCCGCTCCCGAAACCCGCCATCTCAAAATAGGTATGCAGGAGCGCCGAATACACGTTGCTCCTGCGGTAAATCCCTTCCAGCACTTCCTGAACCTTGTCGTACCACTCTCTCACGGGCTGATACCGCGCAATGTCCGGATCAGGGTGCGTCAGCAGAAACCATTGACGCGCCTTGCTTGTCAAGCCCGACTGCATCCCGCTTGCGAGGATTGAAAGCGCGCGTGAAGCGACGCCGTTGATCCGCTTGTCGCTGAACGCGTTCTCCCCGCGGTTCACCTCATTCACATTCGGCGACGTCAGAAACCGTCCCCGCTGGGGCGCGATGTAGTCCTTCACATCCCGCCAATACGGTTCCCAACTCTGACGCTCGTGCTTGAGCTCCGCAAAATGTTTCCTGATTTTCTCCAGAGAACTTTCCATCCTCTTCCCCTCATTTCTCCCCCGTGGACGGGTCACTCTCCTCCGAGAGTTTTTTTCTTGCTCTCGACGGCGGAATCCGCCAGAGAACCGCGCGTGACATTCGTCCCCGCAATCCCGTACTTCTTCGCCGCCGCGTCTTTCGCGCTGCTCCGTGCTTTCGCCACTTCCGATTCCGTGTATTTCACAGTCTCCGGCTCCGGCGGAACAGGTGTGCTTTTCACTGAAGGTGTTGCTCCCATATCTCACTCTCCCTCTTAAAAATCCAGTTTATCCTGCGCAAACAGCGAACGCCCCGATCCCGCAAAAAACGCCGGACCCGATGCGCTCACCGGATATGCAAAAGTCAGCGCCAGTGCGTCCGCCGTATCCGGACTCCGCCCCAGTCGCTGTTTCACAAGTTTCTTCTCTTCCAGTTTCAAACGCCCGCGGTCTATCTCGTAGCGCACATTCGTCAAATCCTTGCACAGCGTCTCGTCGTTCGGAAGAACCCCCGTCAAGACCCATCGCGCCATCTCATCCCACATCTCCGCACGCTTGTTGAAATAGTGATCGCTGTCATTCGCTTTCGCACTGAAATTAATCTCATAAACCGTCAGCTCGTTTCCCGCCATCCGACGCAGATTGTCAACCACACCGAGCCCGTAGCCTCCCGTGCAGTCCACAAAAACCGCATCCAGAGGCTGCGAACGGTGCTCCAGCACAATCTGATTCGCCAGATACAAGCTGTCAACATCCCCGAATTCCTTCTTGCTGAACACAACCCGACCCTGCCGCCGGACCATCTCCGTCTTGTCCGCGCCATGCCCCGAAGTATCCACTCCAAGCACATTCGGCGCATTCCGGTAGTCCGATTCCGGCAAACTCCGCTTCATCGCCGCTCTCACCGGAGCAAGCGAAATCAGAAGACTCCCGTCATTCGCCAGCCAGTCAAGCTCCATCTCCTGACGCCACGCAATGGAATCCGTGCCGCCCATTCCCGCCGCCAGCTTCTCCAGCTTGTCCTCCGTCAGCCACGGAATCCGCCCCCGGGTAACGCTGATCGGATAGTACAGACTCGCCCAGTGCGGATTGTAGCGATCACTCTCTTTATCTCCATTGCGGTAAAAATCGTACAACTGATCCATCCCCTTCACGGTTCCGGTTATCACCGACCAGCCCGAACGATCCGCAAGACGCGGAACAAGGACTTCTCCCCATATCCCCGCCTTCATCGTCGCCGCTTCATCCACGATCATTCCGTCATCGTATCCGCCGCGGAGATTCTCCGGTTCCTCCAATCCGGAAAACTGAAGAATCGCCGGTGCGTTCACAGCGCACTCGAATACAACACGCGCGTCCGTGCGCGACACCTCGATCCCGCGGACTCCATTCTTCCGCATGCGCGAGATCATCTTCATCAGCGGAGCCCACGCAATCTCCTTCGCCTGCTTCAGCGTCGGCGCGATGTATTTGTAGTTCGGGGCGGGAAGCGGACACGTCAGACAGCCCGTAATCAGCTCCGCCAGACAAGCCTCCGTTTTCCCGAACCTCCGGTGCGCTACAAACGTCGTGTACGTCTGTTCTCTCCGGACCTTGTGGAATTCCCGCTGGAACACCGACGGCGTGTACCCCATCAGCTCCCCCGGTGTAAACGAAACTTCCTTAGTCATTCGTGAGGTCCCCCTTCAGCACCACTTGAACCCCGACATTCACCGCGTCGTTCTTGTCGTAATAGCCCAGCAGCTTGCACAGCTCCTGGCGCGCCTCGCGCTGATAGCTGAGCGGCATGGACGCCATTCTTGAGATGATTCCCCACGACACCGCCAGTTCTTCCTTTGTCGGTATCGGTGCGGGTACGGTTGCATTGAGGCGGGACGCCTCCGTGAGTATCCGGAAAACCGCGGGACTCGTAAGGTATCGGACAAACTTGTCAGGCTCGATGAATTCAAGTTCGGAAAGTGAAACCAGGTCGCCCTTGTGCCTGATCCACGCCTTGATGAATTCCGCCTGTTTCCCATTCAAATCCGCCTCTTCACGCGCCTCTGTCAGCTGTTCTTTGGTCGGCTTCATCGGCGAGCCCTTTTCGAGCGATTCGAGCACAAGGGACAAAAAGTGCGATTCCGCGCGTGTCGGGACTACCTCCCCCGCGCTCGCTTCTCGTCTTTGGGGTACACCCCCTCGAATTTCCAGTTTCTCCACCCCTTGTCCCCCGTGTGCGCCCGCTCGCGCGTACCGTCCGCGCGTCCTATTCGGGCGCTCCGATTTGCACAATTCCGCCACATCCGCTCCTGTTCGAGCGTAAAACATGCAGGCTTGCAACCCGGCAATACCGTATCGTCCATTACAAAAAAGTCAAGGGGTCAAATTTTTCGACGACGAAAAAAGCCTGAAAAAAACTTTTCCCTCCTTACAAGTCGCACTAACCGTCCTATATGATGCCATGCCAGCACCACCGGCAGCGCTCCTTGAAAATCTTAAAATGATTCCCCGCCCGCCGCGGGGAACAGGACGGCAAGCTCCAAGTCGTCAGCCCGGAGCGGGTACCAATCCCCGCTCAAAACAAACGCGGTTTTACGGTATTTACGCGGATAACGTCAGCAAAAAGCGTTTTCAAAACGCGGCGCGGAGAAATTCGCGTCACGATTTGAAAACACTTTAACCAAAAGAAGGAGAAAAAAAATGGATATGGAGTACACAATTTCAATCGGACTGAACGACAAGGACTCCCATCGGCAGGAAATCTCAACGGAGGATGCGTACCAGATAGTGTTTGACGCTTTCCCCGACTGCACGGTAAAAGAGTATAGAGGGTCATTCACCCACTCCGACGGGGTACGAGTCATTGAAAGGAGTTTCCAAGTTGTGGTTTATGCCGATTCCTCGGAGAAACCGCGCCTTGTGGAGACATGCCGGATGCTCAAAATTGCACTCAATCAGGAAGCGATATTTCTGTCATCCCGCCGCATCAGCAGCGAAATGATTTGAATTTTCAACCGCGCGGCATGAAGAAATCCGTGCCGCGCATTGAGAACTCAAACCAAATTAAAGGAGAAAAGAAATGGCAAGGAGCATAATAACGCAAAAAGGAGCGGAGCTAGTTATCTACTTCGCAGCGGATGAATTCAGCTGCGTAGATATCGTGCACTCGTTGCAGAATAGATTCCCTTCACTGGAACCAGTCGGATGGGATGATTTTGCGGACCGTCGGATGCAAGCGCAAGCGGACCGGGAAAACACGGCTATTCTGGAGAACACCCGGTGTGTAATTTTCTACACGGAGTATTGCAGTATGGGCGCTCTATCCGTATGCAGACTAAGCGACTACACAGACGGACAATTCACGCAGTATTCGGGCTTAGATGCCCACTGGATACAATCCGCCCGCAAATCGATAGAAAAAGCCGTCGGGCTAGCCGCCCGTATAGTTAAACCATTCTGCCATTTCAGCAATGGCGAAGTTTGGTACACAAGATAAAACAAGATAAAGGAGGGCTAAAATGAAGTACGGAATCAGCTGTAACAGCTTCAGCCAGAAAAAACTTTTAAAATTCGCGTCGCCTGAAGACGCTAGAAAATGGCTGAAAACTGAAACGTTCGCCTTTGCAACTCGCGAAATCATTACCCGCCGGGAGGCGGAAAAGATTTTCGGGAGAAAAGAAGTTAAGCGGGCGGAAATTTGGCAAGAAGTCCGCTCGCCGTGGGAAAAATAAAAGGAGATTATCATGGAACACACAGTAGAAATCACAATGAGCACTTGGCTTTCCCTGCTGGAGGATCGCCGCGAAGTAATTAGCCACCGCGGGTGGACGATTCCGGACTGCGTCTGGAATTATGCAGTTGAAATCCTCGAAGACTGTGGCCCCTCCCCGGACCCGGCTAAAAACGATCCGAGCTATCTAGTAGACAACATCGCCGTAAATGGTGATTACGGGAGTTTCGATGATTACCGGAACACGGACGAATCTGATGAGGAACTCATCGCCCGGATGAAAAATAGAGCACTGGTAATCTTCCCCGAGGAAAAAATCATCGTGTACTCACTTTAAGGAGAAGAAAAATGAAGTACATTGTTGCAATTGACTGGAAATCTAGATATCGCAAAGGTTTCAGCTTCATAAATCTGGAATCGAAGGGCAAAATTGAAGCGATGATCGAAGCTCCCGCGGCAGCCTGCAAGTATGGCGCCTCACTGGAGTACAACGCGCTCGAAAACAAGGACGGGAAAAGCCCGATGGACATGGAAGGGATGAGGGGAATCTTCTGCCTACGGTTGCTCAAGCAGAACAAATCCGAAGAAAAAGCCCGGATCGCGAGAGATTGTGGGGTAGCATATATCCCTCCTTACCACAAATGGCGCGAAGATGAGGAAGACGTCAACCAGATATGGTACTTATAACCCCCGCCCGGGGCAACCCGGGCATAAAAACTAAAAAAAAAGAAAAGGAGCTTGAAATGGCTATCAAAATAACAAGAACGGTCAGAGAATCGATGCCCGGGGGGAGAACTTTTTACACAACTCTCCCCTGCTTCCCCGGATTCTATGAATCCCCGCTTTCACTCGATACGGAAAACGCTATCGACGCGCTAGTCGAATACCATACAGAGGGGGACGGCTTTTTTCGTCATCGCCTCCCCACTAAACTCGTCGCCCGCTATTTTGAACGGGCGGAGGAGGAGCAATTGATATCCTTCGACTATGAGGGATATCAGGAGAGTTGCGCCCGCAAATTCTGCCGCATTGTGGAAGACTGTTTGAACGAAATCCTCCAAGGGTACGTCAGAATCGATTTCAAGGAAATCCATTCGCCGAAGTTCTACAACTTCGAAACCGACCGGGTTGCCTGCAACATCACATTCGAACCGGAAAGCGCACTCGACTACACGCGGAAGCACTACCCCGCGTTCTCCGGATACATCAGAGAGAGTTTCACCACTCGCTCAGGCTTTATCTCTTTCATGTCAAACAATCCCGCCGATTGGCTTGACCCCGCCGAATGGGATGACAGACACCCCGGAGTTATCCTTGATTTCATCCTCCGAAACGAAATTCCGGATACAGAAGTCACTCTGTCCGAACGAGTTCTGGATTTTACTTATGGGATAGACTACGTTTCCCTGCCGCCCGCAATAAAACAGTTTCTGGAGTCCGCCGAAGCCGCAAAAATCGGCAAGGAATATCTCCGACTCATGGAGCAGGGAGACGAATATCTCCGACTCATGGGCGAAAAGTACTGCGACGAAGTCCTCCTGCAAAAGGAGCGGGTCACAAACGAACTCGTCGATGAAATGCTGGAAGCCGTCTCCCGCCTCGAAGAGGAACTGGAACCGGAAAGGGCAAAAGCCGTCTGAACAACAGCCGCCCGTGGTTTGCAATTCGGCAAATCACGGGTTATATTACACAAAAATAAACAACATAGGATTCGATTATGCGAAATGTACTTATGAGCATGATGGATATGCTCCAACCCGTCTTAACCGTGGGCGGCTTTCTGCTGGTCGCCGTCAGCGTGTTCGCTGCCGGTGTTGAACTCGCCGGTTACTGGCAGCGGTGGGTAAGGGATCGCGAAGAACAGAAGCACAAGGAACAGGAACGGGGGAACCGCTGATGTTTTACATCATGTACATGACGCAGACTTTACAGGAAGCGCGTCGCATCGGGCGCATGGCAAAGCGCATCCACGCCGTCCCCCTCCCGAAATGTATTGCAATCTCCGGCATGGATGAAAGCGACCCGATTTTCCGCGAACCCCAGTACGGGCATCCGCGGGTCCGCGTCCGCTGGATGATCGGCACTCAAAACCTTCAGATGATCGAGGATAAATACGCATGGGACCGCGCAATCTACCTCTACGAAAATTACCCGTACTGGCTTGCCTGCCTCATCTCATGGCTTGACCATTTCCGCACAAAGCGGGGAACCCGCGTCCTGACCAAAAAACAGAAGGACCATGTGCTCCACTACCAGGAATGGAACCGCCGGAAGGATGAAGAGGAAAAACGCCTCCGGAAGGAAAAAGAACTCAAGGAGAAAACAAAATGAAATACGCACTCCGTTTAACCCGGAATCTCAGAACCCATGCAGTCACCGTGCACCCGATCGTCCGGGTGCAGGATTCCGCTAAGGGCTACAGCATGCGGTATACCGATGACTACGCGGAAACTCTTCAAATTTTCACAACCCTCAAAGAGGCAAAAAACGCACGGGAAAATGAGCAGCTCGCCGCCGACCTCGCCGCTATGTCAGCAGAGGAGCGGCTCGAATTCCTCCGCAGGGATATGAAATATCTGGAATCCATCGGGGTTCCCCGCTGCCCCTACCTCAGGCTGATGAATCTCCCCGAAGAGACGTTTAACGCCTACCTGGACAGCCGCCGTTATATCCCGAATCCCCGGTATGTCGCCCGTTTCCACGTTACCGTCGAGGCGATAAAAGCCTACCGCAAAAAGCTCCCCTCCATACTCCCGGGCGTCGGTTGCGGCAATCCCCTCCGCTGGAAGGGATATGGCAAAAATCTCAAGAAAACTTGAAAAAACACAAATCGGCACTATTTTAAACAAAAAGGAAAGGAAACTATTATGGCTATCGAAATCAGCCCCACACCTGTGCTGACCGGGGAATCCGCAAAGCGGTTCACCCGGATCATGTTCGCGAATCGCCGGAAAAAAGTCGGTCCCACGCCGACCCCGCACCTCGAGGAACTCACCTCGCGTATCATGCAGTTCCAGGAAGAACAGAGGCGCAAGCGTGGACAGAAATGAATGTGTTTACCGCGGCTGGAAACTTGAAAAGATCCCCGCGGGACTCCATCTCGCTCACTTCGACTGTGGCGACTTCACCATGACAACCTACTTCCGCCGGAAAAGCAAGCTCTACAGAAAACAGATGCTGGTGGAGTCCTACCATTTCCGACCGCTCGATTACACCGAACCCGTACCCGTCGTTCTGGGCGATCTCTGCAATGACGCATTCCGAAGGGAACATATCCCCGACTTGGAGCAGCGTGTCACAAGCAAGAAAACCTATCTGGAAACATTCCCTGCCGTGAAAATCGCCCGCCTCGGGCGGAACCGCGTCTTCTCAGGCGGAGGCGCCGGAAAAGCGCTGCTGAATGCTCTGAAGTTTTTCTTCACTTCGGAAAACCGCACAGGATGCAGATTTCTGACCGTTGACGCTTACCCGAAAATCGAAGGTTTTTACAGCGAGTGTGGTTTCGTCCGGACTCTCGCAAACAGCGAAGCAAACCCGAACGAAACAATCTCAATGTTCTTCGATTTGAAAACCTATCGCCCCTCTTAACCCCTCCCGCCCGCCGCTCGTCGGCGGGCTTTCTTTTTATCACCCCATTGCGGGCACGGAAACGATCCGTAGCGCGACGAAGCCCATAACCCTATCAACAGGGCGTCTGCTTCGTTATCGTCGCATGGAAGCCTTCCGGATAGCCCGAATGCGGCTTTTACCATCTCCCCTTTCTCCGCACGTCCGTTCCCCGTCGCAAAATGCTTCAGCTCCGTGGTGTGGACGCATGTCACCTCCAGTCCCCTCTCCGCCGCCGTCTCCAGTATCAGCGCTTTCAATCCATTGGCGATTTCTGTCGCCGCTCCGCCGCGAAGCAGCGTCTGCTCATGACAGATCATTTCAGGCTGATACATCGTAATCGCTTTCAGCAGCTCGTGCCGGAAGCGGATGTACCGCATCCCGCGCGATTCCCCCGTTCTCTTCCGGTCCGCCAGAGCCCATGTGCCCGAGTCGATAACGTTTCCATCATCCTCGACCACCGCCCAGCCCGTTACCGTCGCTTGATCCAATGCCAGAATTCTCATTCCATTCTCCTTTCCTTCTTCTCATGGTGTGCGCGCGCAGCGCAAAAAGCCCTATATATATATGCAGATGCTGCGCGCTACCCAGAGAGATATGTAGCGCAGCAAAGGGTTCCCTATAAGGGAGGTCCCTTTTGCAACTGCGCGCGCACTTCTCTTAACTCAGCTTTGCACTGAGAACAATTATCGTCGGATAATGTCCGCTAGTGTCTCTCTTTCCCTTCTTCTCGTGGAAATCCCCATACTCAACGCCGAGCTTCATTGCATCCCGCGCGGCATTCCTCGTAAAGCCGCTCGCTTGCAGAGCCTCCGTTAAGTCTTTCCGGTTCATCTCCCCGCCTATCTCCCGGAGAATCTCAATCGCCTCCTGAAGAGCTTTTCCGGCAGCGTCTTCATGCGCCTTCTGCCGCTCATCCTTCTTCTCCTGCTCCGCTTTTTTCAGCTTTTCCGCTTTCTCCTCTTCGCTGACCGGAGTAAAATACCAGTCGTCAAAGCGGTAACTGACGGAAAGTCCACGTCGCCCTTCATTCGTTTTTTCGACACTCATGGTGTAAATGTACTCTCCGCCGATCTGTTTTGCTTCGATGATGTACATCTGGCGGCAGATCGCTTCCCATGACGACGATCCGGAAAAACCGCCCTCCTTGTTCGTGTGCGCAAGGACAACCACGTGGCAGCCGGTCTCAATACAGAACGCGTCCATCGCTTTCCCGAACGTCGTGACGTCCACCCGGTCGATCTCATTGCCTGGGAATACCCGTGACAAGCTGTCAATAATGACCAGATTGACCTTAAACTCTCTCACCTTCTGCGCCAGCAGACGGAACAGCTTTGTCATCTCAAGTCCGAACCTCGTTTTCCGGAAGAGATAGGAGCTCTTGCCGCGCAGATTGCACCAGAGCGGTTCCACCCCCTTTCCATCGGGGTCAATGCGCGCCGTCTGCTTGTGGAAACGGAAGTGCACATCCTCCTCCGGCTCCTCACAGCTGACCAGCAAAGACCGCAGGTCAGAGCACGCGTCCCCCGGGTTAAGCCCCAGAAACGCACGATTCCTCCCCAGCTCGCGGAGCATCTGCTGAACCAGCAGACTCTTTCCGCTCCCGCCTCGACCGTAAATCAGAGTCAGATACTTTCCGTGTGCCATAAAGCCCTCAATCAGTGAGTGCCTCGCTTCCGGAGAGCTCGCACGGAATCGCGCCATGCTCTCGATTGGCAGCATATCCTCTTCGCTTTTTTCCTCTTCGGACTCCCCGAGCAGGGACTCAAGCGACTGTGACCCGAACACGGCGGATGCCTTTTTCCAGCAGGAGTTGCTGATCCTTTCAAAGTCCGACTCCGTCAGCGGATCGTCTCCGGGCTCAATCTTCCCGAGGGCATCCATTGAGTTCATCAGCTCGACCATCCCGTCGGGAGTCACCCCGCGCTCTTTCCAGTCAAGACAGAGCGCAGCCAGTGTATTATCCCGCCGTCCGCAGGGAATCACCTCCATCCCCCTGATTTTCCGCAGGATCATGGAGAAATCGCTGCTCCAGTCCGCGGGAAGCGTCGCCGCTCCGCTCTCCGAAGCCCTCTGCTCCCTTACAGTCCCGTTTACCGCGTCGGCAAATTCCTTTGGTAGCTCCGCAAATGGAACATCCTTCTCCATGGCGTACTCCCCTGCCTCGATTTTTTGCATCGGAAGCACCACGTATCTCCCGCTGCTGCCGTGCCCCCCGTGGACATCGACGCCCTCAAGGAAACCGTCTTTCCCTGCTCTCAGGGCGCTTGATTTGAACCACAGGTGGATTCCTCCGGACGGCGTCCGCACAGTATACGTTTCGGGGAGAGTGGCACCGTGCTCCTCTTCCCATTGCTTCAGTGACGCGAAGCCGTCTTTTCCGCCATGCACGTCAATATCGACCACGGCAAACCCCGCAACGCCGGGATAAGCGCCGAATGCGCATGGCTTCTTCCCGCCCCACTTGTCTTCAATCTCCTCCGCGAAAACGGCGTTCTCAAATGGCGCCTTTACCCTCGGAGCTTTCGCCCCGATAGTAACCTTTTTGCCGTTTTCGTTTGTATAGCTTTCCTTCCGGACAGTTACGGGAAATACCGGAAGTCCGTATTCTTTTGAGAAGCGGATCGCCGCTTCAAAGTTGCAGTCGTAGTTATTCATCTCATGTACTCCTTCAAGTTTGTTGTAATCTCCACACAGCGGAATTGAGCGACTCCCTCTTCATAAAGGCAGCGGAAAAGCAGTGGGTTCGACTCCCTCGCCAGAACTTTGAGTCCGCCTTCTTCTGAACAGACCCGTACAGCGTCGATTCCCAGATTGTACAGCGTCCTTACCGCCTCTTCCAGATTTTCGAAGCTTTCGTCCTTGTCGATAAACGTAACCGAGCCCTCACAAAATCCCAGCCCGCGCTTTTCATAAGCCTTCGGGATGTAGTTTCGGGTTATGCGTGTTCCCCAGTTTTCTCTGTCAATCCACACAAAAAAGAAATCCTGTCTTTCGTTTTCCATCTTTCAATCCTCCTTGTTTTCGATTTCATCCGCCTCTTCCCCCAGCCATGCCCGCCAACGGTCGTAGGGCATGCGCGCGCAGCAGCCACCCCAGCAGTTCCTCAGCTTCATTTCCCCGACTGCCACGCCCAGAAACATCAAGCCGAATGCGAGCCCGGGAAATATGTCTTTCTGCTCTTCCGGTTCTTCTCGATAATTCGCCGGATTTTCCATCAGTTCCGGCAGAAACTCAAGCATGAAAAGCGCGGAGCGGATCCCCTTGCAGTATTCGTCGGCGTCTTTTTTCCAGCCTTGCCTGTCCATCCGTTCAATCTGCGCGCATTCCTCGCGCAGGATTTTCGCGATTTCCCTAGCCTCCGACATCCACTTGCAGAGCTTCCGGAAACGCTTGTCTCTTCTCTCTTTGTCAGTCATCTCTTATTCCTCCTTGTCCGCGTTCGTTATCATTTTTCCTCCTCCTTTCGTTTTCCCGCTTCCAGAAGAGGCGTTCCCTCCGCGCAGTAAAGCATGTCCCACCTTGTGATGGAGTACCCCTCTTTCAGCAGCAGAGTCTCCAGCAGCGCCGCCTGACGCGGCGTCGGATGCCTCTTGCCCCTCATGATACAGCTCATCACCGGTTGTGAAATTCCCGTCTTTCGTGCGAGTTTCGCCTGAAGTCCGAATGCTTCCTTCATCTCTCATTCTCCTTTCGTGTTTTTGTCTCTGCGCTCCAGATAATCCGCCAGCGACTCTGGATTATCTTTGTTTACCCGGACCCCGTACATCAAATCCCAGCGATCCAGCGGGATTCCGAGGCGGATAAATTCCGCCTCCAGCTTTTCCGCCTGCGGAATCGTCGCCCGTCGAATCTCGCTGAAGATGTAGGATATTGTCGAGTTTATAATCCCACTCCTCCTTGACAGTTCTTTCTGGAGTCCCCAGGCTTTCAGTTGCAGTAGTGCGCGTGCTTCATTCATGATAAGCTCCTTTCTTAAGAGCGTTGTTAATTCGCTTTTCGAATGAATAATTTAATATACTGCTATCTTTTTCAAATGTCAAATGCATTCGTAAAAAAAATTCTTTCCTTGATTTTTATACTTTCCGTGCTATGCTACTGTAAACAAAATATGGAGGCTACTATGGCAAGACCAAAGTCCGTCGATAAAAACGAGCGTCCCGTAATAACTCAAGAGCAGGAAGGCGCCCTCCAGATAGAGCTTGATCGCAAAATCAGCGCGCTTCTGCTCCGCCTTCTCAAGGCAGAAGGGCTGTCCAAAGCTGCATTCGGACGCAAAATTGATTTCTCTCAGGCAAATCTGAACAATGTTTTCAGCACCTCGATAAAGTGCGAGCAGAACCACTGGAGCTTTCCCCTCCTCATCGGCGCAGCCGCGTACTTTCAGGTTTCCGTCGGTGAGCTTATTCTCGCAGCAGAAACCTATGCTGACGCTCCAGATGGCGATGCAGCCCGCCTTTTCATTGCCTGCCGCGGGACGAAACCCCATTCAAAGGAACGCCTGCAACGCCTCATCTGGGAAGCTACAGGGTACAAGCCCGCAGACATTAAGGTAAGCGATAGAAAGCTCCTTGAGCTCTCCGACGGCGTCAACGTTATGGAAATCGGTAATCCCGACTTCTGTAAGAGGTACTACTCTGGAGCAATGAGTGATTTGGAGGCGCTCGATACGTTCGACCAGGCATGGTCTAAAGCAAATTCCCCAGAAAAGCTCGAGGAGGGAAAACCCCCTTATCCCCTGTGGGCTGCTCTCCAGCTCCATCTCGGCAGAGACTGATAGCTCCTCTCGTCAGACATCTAGTTCATAAGTAATAAATCCCGGTAATACCGGGATTTTTCATTTGTTTTTCAAATACGTATTTTAATTATTTTTCGTTTTTGCCGTTTGTATTTTTAATATGCACAAGCTATATTTTATCCTGTAAACAAAGCAATACAGGATATAACAAATGCCAACTCTCCGCCCCTATCAGATCGAAGGCGTCAACCGCCTTATTGAGTTCACAGAAAAATACCGCGCCGCGATTCTCGCCGATGAACCCGGCTGCGGCAAAACCGCGCAGGTCGCCGAGTTCATCAACCGCACACATCCCGCGGTCGTGATGATCGTCTGCCCCGCTTCGCTCCGCCTCAACTGGCGCCGCGAACTCGAAAAATGGCTCACATGGAGCCCGTTTCAGACGCACGTGTTCTCCTATGAACGGGTCGTCTCCGGACTCCCCGACACCCCGCCCGTCGATCTCGCGGTTTTCGATGAGGCGCATTACCTCAAGAATCCCTTTGCGAAGCGCACAAAAGCGTGCCTCGCTATCGAGGCGCGGACTCGTCTGTTCCTCACCGGAACTCCCGTCGTCAACCGCCCGATGGATATCTTCCCCATTCTCAAGGCTATCGGCAGCCGACTCTCGCGCGTTGAGTTCGGCAAGCGCTTCTGCGCAGGTCATCTCGTCTGCGTCCGGCACCGCCCGGCAAAAAGGTATGCGTGGGATTTCTCCGGCGCGTCCAACACCGCCGAGCTCAACAAAGCCCTTCGCACTTCCTGCATGGTCCGCCGCACAAAGGCGGAAGTCCTCTCCGATCTCCCGCAGAAAATCCGGCAGGTTATCGAATTGGACATCCCCTCCGGCGAATCCCCGGCGCTCCGTGACGCCGTCTCACGCATGTTTGAGGGAATGGAAACCGCCGCTGAAAACATCGCCGAACTCAAGCGCATCGCGTTCACCGAGCTCGCCGCCGCCCGCCTGGAAATCGCCATGCACAAGCTCCCCTGCGTCTGCTCCATGATCAAAGACCTGCTTGAAGAGGAAGAAAAAATCGTCGTCTTCGCACATCATCGTGCCGTCATCGACGCCATCTGTCAAGCCGCGCACAAGGATGGTTTTACCTCTGTAAAGCTGTACGGCGGTATGTCAGATAAAGAAAAAGACGCCGCAGTCCTTGAATTTCAAAACGGCGCCGCCCGCGTCTTCGTCGGACAGATCACCGCCGCCGGAACGGGTTTGACCCTCACCGCGGCAAAAACCGTCCTCTTCGCCGAACTCGACTGGGTCCCCGGCAATGTAACGCAGGCAGAAGACCGCTGTCACCGCCTCGGTCAGACCGACCCCGTCCGCATCATCCATCTCGTCGCCAAAGATTCCGTGGATGCACGCATGGTGCACGCTCTGGTAGACAAACAAAGTACCATCGAAAGGATTGTAAAATGAACTATCCCGTACTCCCCGAACGCCCGTCCGCGGTACACTCAAAACGCGGCACAGTAAAGCTCATTCTGGCGGCTTTCGTCGCCGGAATCGCCTGCGGTTATCTGCTCGCCCTCTGGCATCAGATCGCTCAGAAACATAACTCCGGACTCTCCGGAAAAACTATAAACGAAAGGATCGTAAAATGATTGAGGAAACCCTCGAAACAATCGCCCGTCACCTCGGAACTATCGCAGACGCCCAGCTCCGGTTGCTCAACGTCGCGGAATGGAACAAATCCCGTCTCTCCGGTGAGGCCCCCGTGAAGCCCGGGCAGGAAGCCCCGGCCGTCTCTTACGACGAGCTCAAAGCCAAGCTCATCGCCGCAGGCGTCGATGTCCCGAAAGGCACGAAAATGACCACACTTCTCAAACTCTGGGGCAAGCACGGCTCTGCTGCTCCTGCTGACGCAGAAGCTCCGGCAGAAACTCCTGCTCCTGCTGAAACTCCTGTTGAACCCGAAACTGAAACCGCCCCCGCGGAAACTCCGGCAATGGAATCCGAGGTTCCTGCTCCGGCAGAAGCTCCCGCCGAGCCCGAAGCCCCCGCCAAAAGGAAGCCCATGACTCGCAAGGAAGCCGCTGACGTCATAACCGCTTACGGTACATCCGAGGAGAACCGCAACGCCTACCATGCCGCACTCGCCAAGATCGGCAAAACATGGAAGGAGCTCGAAGAGGACGCCGGAGATTTTGACAAGCTCGTCAATTGCTTCCGCGAGCTGAAGGGAGAGGCAAAGTGAGTGAAGCACACTCCCATATCGGCGCGTCATCCGCGTACCGCTGGCTCAACTGCCCCGGCTCCGTCCGGCTCTATGCGCAGTTGACCACGCGCCGCGCCACGGACTATGCCGCAACCGGAACAGTCGCTCACGAAGTCTGCGAGCGCTGCCTTCGTGACGATCTCGAACCCCTCCATTTCCTCGGCAAAAAAATCAAAGCCGGGGAAATGGAAATCTCTGTCACCGAAGACATGGTTTCCGCTGTGACCGTCTACGTCGGACAGATTCGTCTCGATCTTCAGCGCCACGGCGGCGAGCTCTCCGTCGAGCAGAGCTTCTCCCTCGACTGGCTCCACCCGGGAATGTTCGGACGCAATGACGCCTGCATTACCCCCGCACATTTGCTGGGAACCCTTCGGATTTACGATTATAAAAACGGTCGTAAGCCCGTTAACGCAAAGGATAATCCCCAGCTCATGTACTACGCCCTCGGCGCCCTCGGCAAGGATAACAAATGGGCAGCGGATTCCGTCCTTTGCACCATCATCCAGCCGAACGCTGTCGGAAAGGAAGAGGTCATTGACCGCTGGGAACTTCCCGTCGATGATCTCTACAGCTGGGCGCATGACGTTCTGCTCCCAGGCGCAAAGGCAACCGAAGCTCCCGATGCTCCGTGTGTCATGGGCGACTGGTGCTGCTTCTGTGAAGCCGCATCCTTCTGCCCCGCTCGCGAGAAAGCGGCTCTTGCCCTCCTCGATGAATGCACCCCCGACCAGCCGGTCGCCTCGCTCCCCGACGTGCGGACCCTTCCGCCTGAAAGAGTCGGAGTTCTCTCCGCCTTCTTCCAGTCGGAGCAGTTCCAGTCATGGGTCAAGGCGCTCGCCGCAACCGAGCTCGATCTCCTCGCGCGCGGCGTCGAAGTCCCCGGACGCAAACTCGTCGAAACCATCGTCCGCGGCAACCGCAAGTGGGCGGATGAAGCCGCCGTAATTCAGGCGCTCAAGGGTATCGCTGGAGATGACATTTTCGTCAATTCCGTAAAGAGCCCCGCGCAGATGGAGAAGCTCCTCTCCTCTCTTAATATCGGCAAAAAGGAAAGAGAAGCTCTCATCACCCCGCTCGTCACGCGGGATGCCTCAACCAAAACCATCGTCGTGTCGGACTGCGATCCGCGCTCCTCCGTCACCGATAAAGCAAAAAAGGCAGTCGAGCTCTTCGACTGACAAAGGAGAAAAACAATGGCAAAGAACAATGAACCGAAAATCGTCACCCCGGAGGCGCGCCTCCTCTTCCCGAACCTCTTCGAGCCCACCAGCTTCGAAGGGCAGGGCAAGGAAACATACAACGCAATCCTCGTCTTCCCGAACGGAACCGACCTCTCCGCCCTCGTCGAAGCCGTCCGTCATGCAGGTACAGCCGCCGGACTCAAAGCCGGAGCACGCAACCCCATCCGCGACGGCAACGAAAAAGCGGAAGAATGGGGAGACATCTTCAGGGACGCAAAGTATATCCGCATCTCTTCCATCTTCGAACCTGTTGTCGTGGATCGGCGCAAGAACCCGATCCTGGACAAGAGCTCCGTCTATTCCGGTAATTACGCCCGTGCCGTCGTTCGCCCCTTCGCCTATGACACCAAAGGCAACAAGGGCGTGAGCTTCGGATTCGACGCAATTCAGATCACCCGTGAAGGCGAGCATCTCGGCGGCGGCGCTGCTTCCGCAGCTCTCTTCGACGACCTCCCCGATAACGGCTCCTCCACTTCGGAAGACCTCTTCGGAGACTGACCATGTCGAAGCTCACCATTGACTTCGAAACCCGCTCCGCCGCGCCGCTCAAAAAGTGCGGCGCGGCAGCGTATGCCCAGCACCACTCCACCGACGTCGTGTGTCTTGCACTCAAACTTCCGAACTTCGAACCATCTATCTGGTTCGGCCCGGATTTCCGCTTCCGCGATTGCCCCGAATGGAACGCCATGCGCCCCCTCCGTGACAATGAGATGCTGGATTTGATTCAGGAAGCCGATATCATCGAAGCTCATAACGCGCAGTTCGAATACTTCATCTGGAAGTATGTCATGACCCGTTACGGCTTCCCCATGATTGACGCCTCCAAACTCCGTTGCTCCGCTGCGAAAGCCGCAATGTTCGGACTCCCCCGCACACTTGAGGGCGCATGCCTCGCCGCGGGCGTGCCGCAGCAGAAGGATATGGAGGGCTCCCGGCTCATGATGCGTCTCTGTAAACCCCGCCGTCCGCGAAAGGATGAAATGCTTCGTGATCCCGACTGGGAATCGAAGCTCTACTGGCACGGTACCCCCGAAGAGTTCGTCCGCGAAGCGCAGTACTGCTTGCAGGACGTCCGCGCGGAGGAATCCCTCTCCTCCGTTCTTCCGGAACTCCCCGAAACGGAGCAGAAGCTCTGGCATCTCGACCTCGCAATCAACGACCGCGGCGTGCGCGTCGATGCCCCCGCCGTAGTCTCTGTCCTCGATTGCGTCGAAAACCACTCCGCGTCTATGGCAAAGGAATTCCAGTCCATGACCGGACTCTCCTCTCCGCGTCAGCGCGACGCCACATTGCGTCTCCTCCTCGGACTCGGCGTGCAGATGGATGGACTCACCGCAAAAGATGTGGAATCCGCCCTCGCCACCACCGAAAACGAAACCGCGAAGCGTATCCTCGAAATCCGCAAGTCCCTCTCCAAGTCCAGCACCGCCAAGTATCAGGCGTTCCTGGACGCGAAGGGCAGCGACGACCGTATCCGCGGATGCTTCATGTATCATGGCGCCGGCACGGGCCGCTGGACCGGACGCCTCATCCAGCCGCAGAACTTCCCGCGCGGCGCATTCTCCGATGTCGAACAGTGCGTCTCCCTCTTCAAGGACAAATCTCTTGATGAAATCAAAATGCTCTACGGTGATCCTATGGTTGCCGCTAGCACCTGTCTCCGCGGAATGATCGTCCCCGCACCGGGCAAAGATTTTATCTGCGCCGACTACTCGTCCGTTGAAGGTCGCGTCCTCGCGTGGCTCGCCGGAGAAAAAAACGCGCTCGATGTATACCGCAAAGGACGTGACCCCTACAAGGTCGCCGCTTCCGCAATCTATCACGTCCCCTATGAGGATGTGCAGAAGCCCCAGCGTCAGATCGGCAAGGTCGCTGAACTCGCACTCGGCTATCAGGGAAGTGTCGGCGCATTCTCCGCTATGGCGCTCAACTACGGCGTCGCTCTTCCCGAAAGCGAAATCAAAGCGATCGTCGAAAAGTGGCGTGACTCCCGTCCCATGACCACCCGTTACTGGCGCGAACTCGAAAAGGCGTGTACCGCCGCCGTCTCCGAACCCGGCAAGGTCTACGTCTATCGCAGCATCAAATTCCGCCGCACAAAAAAATTCCTCGCCCTCCGCCTCCCGTCAGGACGCTGTCTCTGGTACGCCAATCCGCGGATCGAGCCGAAAGTCATGCCGTGGGGAGAAACAAAAAATGTCATCGCGTTCGACGGCGTTGATTCCGTCTCCCGCAAGTGGGGAACTCAATATCTCTATGGCGGACTCCTCGCGGAAAACGTCACACAGGCGACCGCGCGCGATCTCCTTGTCAATGGCATGTTCGCCCTCGAAGCTGCCGGATATCAGATCGTCATGCACGTCCACGATGAACTGATCGCCGAGGTCCCCGAGAACTTCGGTTCTGTCGAAGAATTCGAAAAACTCATGTGCTCTCTCCCCGAATGGGGAAACACCATCCCGCTCAAAGCCGAAGGCTGGCGCGGAAAACGCTACAAAAAATAAGGATAAAAAATGAAAGACATGGTAAACCATCCCCCGCACTACAGCTCGCCTTTCAAAACGCGTCAGCTCGAGTGCATTGACATCACCCGGCATCTCGGCTTCTCCATTGGAAACGCCGTCAAGTATATCTGGCGCGCAGGTGAAAAGGGCTCAAAGGCAAAAGCCCTTGAAGACCTCGATAAAGCCGAGTGGTATCTCGACGACGTCGGACCCAGATATGAAGTTCCCGATATCGCCGTCTATCTCTTCGAGCTCCTCGAAGCTGACTCCTCCCCGCGCTACTGGGCTCTCAGATACCTCATCTGTGACCTCGATCCCGATACCGCACGAACCCGAATCAACGAAATGCGAAAGGCTTTTTCCAGATGAAAATCACCGTTAAAAAACTCACCGAGGATGCCCTTCTCTCCGAAGCCGTCCGGTTCATTTTCAATCGCGAAAACCGCTCCACTCTCGCGCGCTGGTACCGCTCGGAGCATTCCCCCGCGCGCACTCAGCTCTTCGCGATCTTCTCCGCCGATACCCCGTACTCCGTCTGTATGCAAATGCGCACCCACGACAAAAACGGCGCGCTCTTCCTCATCGAGCCCGGACGCCCCGACACGGGAACCGCCCGCGCGAAGTCCCAGTCCGGAGACTACCGTTCCCGTCCGCGCAACATGTTCATCCTCTGCAACGCCCAGCACCTCATCGACTGGTCCCACAAACGTCTCTGCATGAAAGCGGAGGCTCCGACTCGCACCTGGTTCGAAGCTCTCCGCCTCGAAGTCGCCAAGTGCGATCCGGAGCTCTCCATCTTCCTGGAGCCCATCTGCGCCTACCGCAATGGAATCTGCGCCGAATTCAAATCCTGCGGCAACCCGCAGAAACATTCCGCCTGCATTGATTCTTATTGCCGCCCGCCATCCAACGCTGATAAAGTCCGCGATTCCAGTGTTGATCAGCTCGCCGATTTCTTCGCCGAAAACGTCAGCGCCGGCTGCCCCGCCGGATGCAGTATCATGGAGTGCGCCTCTCACATGCAAGGTAAAACCTGCCGGCGCGGGTGGCTCACCCGCACAGCAAACCCGAAAGGAGAGTCAAAATGAAAGACGAGCGGAAACAAACTCCGGTGGAACCCCGCTACTGCGAAGCATGTGGAAAACGCATCCCGCGCAACGGTTACGTTCCCGCCAAGTATAAAAAACTTCATTTCTGCGGGCACGCATGCTCCGTGAAAGGAAAGAAAGATGGAAAACTCGTTTCCATAAAATTTATAAGGGGTGAGTGACATGAAGCCGAAAACTCGAATCTGCGCGGAATGCGGCGAACTCAAACGCTCCGGAGCTTTCTACCGCGGACGCCGCGTCTGCAAAGCCTGCATGATCCGCCGGGCGTCCCGCCTCTACACGGTACGCGCATGGCTCCCCGGCGACAGCTTTATCTGCCGCCAGTGCGGCAAACTCAAATCCCCGGAGGAGGCGTCCTCCTACGCCTGCAACCTCTGCAAAAACTGCCATGCGGAGAACCTGCGGAGGAAATGGGAACTCGCCCCGGATACATTGAAATGCCGCACATGCAAACTCACAAAACCGAAAACTGAATTCAGCTGCTATTCGACAACTCGCTGCAAAGCGTGCGCCTGCCGATTGGCAAAACAAAAGAGAGGAGAAAACCATGAAGACTAAAGTTCCCCCTGAAATCGTGACCGCCATCAACGCCATGCTCGCCCCCTACGGCGAGCGCTACTCTTCGGACGGTTCCCCCGGTGCGGGCTATAAGAGCAGCCGCGACGCCCGTGCTTACCTCGGCGTCAGCCGCTCCTTCTTCTACCGCCTGATCAAGAGTGATATCCTCCATCCGATCCGCCTTACGAAAGGGGTTCATAACGGCAAAGTCGTCTACGCAGTCGCCGAGCTGGATCGTTACATTGAGATGTGCCGACAGGTTTGATTTTTATCCGTCTTTCGTTGTAACTCACTGATTTTCAGTGAGTTACAATTCAATTCAGTTTTCCCGCTTACGCTTCTTCCCTCACATCCTCAAGGTATTGTTCAACCCTTTTGCGGACATTTTCGCAAAAGACTGTACAAAATTCGTGCAACTCTCCGGAAAAAAATTCTGACCTCAAAAATCGTTTTTGTGTAAGAAAAGTGCAACATTGAGCTTGACATTCCATGTTGTTCCATGTATATTATATTTAAGTTTTCGTGGGAGGCTTTTGTGCGAATTACGCTCAAAAAACACGTTCTCATAACCTGAAGGTCGTAGGTTCAATTCCTACCCCCGCTACCAAAAATCCTGAGACCTGCTTTTCGCAGGTCTTTTTTTGATTATCTGAAATCTTCTGCCGGACGGCTGTCGCGGACCTTTAGTCAAAGTAAACTTCCGACCGTATTGATGGTTCGGCGGGAAATTCCTCTGTCATCAGGCGGACTTCCCTGACGCACGATATCCGGAGCGGCCGTTCAAGCCGCCTTTTCATTTTCCCGTTCCGTTTAAACAGAAAAAATCCCGCAGCCGTTTTCTCAACCGGGATGCGGGATTTTCAAGGCAATCAGCGCTTATCGGATTTCAAAATAAACCGTGTTGCCGTCTTTGGCGGTG